TTTGTTTGAAGGAAGAATGCAGCTAAATCGACCCAGCTATCGTGCGTGGGTAGCTTTTCAGCTAAAGTCGCACGGGCTTGCATCAGGCTTGTTTCCACTGAAGAAACGTCTATAGCCTCAACGCTTTGGTCATATCTCAAAATAATTTGTTCTATTTCTGCCGGTATTTCCATTTTGCCCACCTGTCAATAATAACTATACATTACTTAATTTCACACTCGTAAATTTAGCAAGGTGCCGAAATATAGTTAATAGGTGATGTTATCTTATTCCGGATCATCGTCAGCCGACTTAAGATAAATTTCTAGGTGCCGGAAAATAGCGATTTAGTTTACAGTACGCTACGTAACATATTGATTATTTTAGGGCGCTATCTCATAGCAAAGTAAACTAATATCTTGTAACTAATTGTTTTTCTTATTCAATAAAAAATGCCTACGCGACTGGGGGTCAAGGGGTCGTGGGTTCGAATCCCGCCGCTCCGACCAAAAATCAATGACTTAGCCCCCATAAGTCACTTATCTGGTTTACAGATTTTGCTTTGGTTTACAGCAGCTGTTCTGCTTTCGATCTTTTCCACTGCCGCACTTGATACCAAATAGTGCTTCCTGATGATCGTTTCTGCATCTTTTTCCGAATGTCCTGAGACTTCCGCGATATGCTTAATTGATGCGCCGTTACGATAAGCAAGCGTGATAAAAGTCCCTCTCAGGTCATGGAATGTTTTCCCCTTTATGCCTGCCGCAGCAACCGCTTTGCGCCATGATGACTTAAAGCCGGTAGACCATGGCTTGCCTTGTGCTGTCGTCAGGATCGTAACGGCGTTGCCGCGCTTCACATTGTCCAACGTGTTTTTCAATTCCGCCGAAACTTTCATGCGTACATGAGCGCCAGTCTTGCCTTGACGTAAGGCGATGGATTCGCCGTCATAAGCTGTCCATGTGAGTTTCAACAGGTCGCCTTGTCTCTGCCCCGTCCACAGCGCCAACATAAGTGCACGAACGATAGGTTCAGAGGCTGGCTTTCGGATTAGCACTCCCTCATCATTCTTCACGCCAAACCGCATCGCGTTGATTTCAGCATCAGACCAGATCAGATCGCGCCGCGTTCCATCACTCACCTTTTCGACCTTTTCCAGAGGGTGGCGAGTAATCATTTCACGATCATAAGCAAAAGCCAAAATGCGCTGCAAAACGCTCATGAACAGGTCGGCTTTACGTGGGTGCGTTTCTGCAATTTCGTCACGCCATTGTAAAAACAATGATCGGGTGCCATGCGCTGATATTTTCCGCGCTGGCATATCGTAAAACTCTGTCTCAATCCCTCTTATCGCAATGTCGTAACCTTCTTTGGTTGAGGGTTTGAGTGTCTGGTAGGAAGGAGATTTAACATATTCGCGGATGATTTCAGCCAGCTGACCTTGAAATGGAGAGTCATCCTTATCTCGCGTTAACTTGAAATACTCAGCAAGAAATGCGTTCGTGTTGGGCTTTGATGTAATCCTCGGCCCGCCTCGCCATGCATAGTAATAGGTCGTATTTGTACCGTCAGCTAGGCGCTTGTTTACGCGGTGTACTCCCGGCAGATCGACTTTCACGGCGCTTTCTCCATTGTTGCAAATTGTTGCCGCCATAGGCCAAATCTGGGTCGAGGCTGTTATCTTGTTTTAAGTCTTCTACGGTTGGATAAACTCGGAATATTCTGCCTCTTTCATCTCTCATTTCAATAGGCACTCCGCGTTTTGTTGCTATGATAGCCATCCGGTCTAGATCGGATTGGCTAATTGAAGCCTTTGTAGTCATTTGATTGTCCCCCTTCCAGATAGGTAAGTTCCCATGTGGGATGGAAAATCGTCGTGTGTTTTTCGCCGTCCATCTGGATTCTAAGTCTGCCACCTATCGCGCTCCGGATCGTGCCGAACGTCGACTTTGTCTTGTCTTTCCAGCCGCCAGTATATTCAATGCGGCCTCCGCGCTTGGCAGGGACACGATAGTTCTTCCGGATCCACACCATACTCATAGCAGACTTCCTTCGTCGGACTGGCGTCGCTCACGGCATTCCTTCACCGCTGCAAGCTTATTCTGTCCGATCTCAACCTTCCTTGGATCACCTGTAGCGATCAGAAGGTTGGCTGTATGCTGTAGTGGCCCGAAGCGATCTGTTTCGACCGCTCCGAATTTGACGGCCAGTGAGCGTTTGGATTTCGCGATATCAAAGTGAACCCACGAAGCATTCCGGTGCTTGCCAAATGAAAGCGTAGGGTGGCCCTGTATCCATTTGCGCTGTACGCCGATCTTGTCCGCCATGTCTAACAGCTCATCGTCAGAATCGGCCCACATATGGCACATCATCATGTTGCCGAATGGCGCAGACATGTTGTCGACATATACGCTCATGTTGCTGGTTCCTCCGGTGAGGCTGTGAAGGCAGCAGGCGCTTTCCCACGTAAGATAGCTATGCATTTGGCGCGACGTTCCGGCGTGAGCGTATAATCGTAGGCCCAGCATGTTTCGCATTTGCCGCGAATTGTGGTGAAAACCACCTTCGTTCCGGCGGCGTTTGAGCGAGCAGATCTATAGGTCTGATCAGGTTTGAAAAGCGCGAGCTCTACCAAAACATCAGTTCGATTGCACGGTCCGTCCAACTTGGAAATTCTCTCAATGAGGGTCATGTTTGGTCCTCGGGGAGCGTGTGAGGGCTTCAAAGCGACCGTCTTCAAACTCCGTAGCACGGCGAACCCACATTTGATTGTCCTGACCAACATAAATAGTCACGACTTCATAATCAGTCAGGCCGTCAGAGCATTGAATATGAGCCGTACCGATAATGCGGTATTCTGTTCCGCGCTTTTTATGGCGGTGCGTTGGCAACCACCCATCCGCTGCGGCCTGAGACGAAAGTGCACGAATGCCTTCTGCGAGATTCTCCAGTTCATCTACATATTCATCCCCCCAGCCCGGAAACTCTACCGTTCCAGTCGATGGGTCCGTCATGCCGTGTTCTTGAACGTAGTCAGCAATGCGCTGATCAATGAACTTCGCAGCCTCTTCCAGACCTCGCTCACGCGTTAAATTGGTCTGAAAAACGGGCAGCATATTGCGCTCGGGACAGCACGATACCTTTCCTGCTTCGCGTAATATATGAAGGTCGGTTTCTGGGTCACGAGTGAGGCGACCGCATCCGTCGCAAACGAAACCGGAAGGGTTATTGGCTTGCATGAGCATACGTCAGCTCCAAAAAATTTGTGCGCCAAGGATGGACGCGATGCTGATGCTGGCAATTAGGGATGCAATGGCAACCCATTGATTGAGTTGCCGATTGTGTGAAGAATATGCTGATGGCAGGTGGAAACCGCCGCAATCAACTTCTGTTTTGAAATTTGGCTCATCAAGCATGGCTTGCCACCTGTCGAACAGATAGGCGGCGGGCATGTGCGACCGCTCTCTCGCCAAACTTTTCTACAACGTCGTGAGTGAAGCCGTGTAGGGCAAGGGTCTCAGCCGAGACGTTTTGGCCAGCAAATGCTATTTCACGCATCGTATCAGCCATCGCAAATACAACGCGATCGGCGCATGTTGGTTTAGGTTTTGTGACTGTGAGATTTCGAAATTTAATCATTATAGTTACCTTTTTGTCAAAACGGCAAGTCAGGCTAATCGCCTAACATTAAAATTGCCAAATAGGCAAAAACAGTCAAGCATTAATTTGACTAATAGGCAAAAATGATTTTGATAAAATAAAACCCACCGCTAGGGTGGGTGGAAGGGATTTTCATTATTTTTATGATTTAGCTCATTTTGGCTAGCTCATTTCGACCGAATGATTTTGGTAGTTTCCGCCACTGGCCAATACGAATGACTGATTGAACTGCTGCTATCCAAGTTAATTGTACGTTTCTGATTGGTGGAGCATTGTGGCTTTCCAAATCGAACGTGCCGGGTGTTCCACCGCGCAGAATTTTCTTCAAAAATCTTCGACCGTCTGCAGTTTTAACTGCGGCTTCCCAACCGATCACCTCATTTGGTGTGATGCCTTGTCGATAACATATTATCACGTCACCTTCATCGTATCTTGGGTACATCGAATCGCCTGCGACCTCGAAGGCGATGGCGTCATCCGGTATAGGAAAAGGTGTTTCTATCTCATAAAGGCCTTCTGGTGGAACCTGTTCGTCATCAGGAGATATCTCGGCACCGGCACCTATCTTGCCCATAATGCTCACCACGTTACTCTTAGGCTGGGGATTGGAAAGCAGCTCTTGCGGTTGGACCTTAAGTGCATGAGCGAAAAGGTTCATGTTCCTGACCGAAAGGTTTCTACCTCCGCTTTCTAGTCTTGAAATATAAGACACGGATAGACCAGTCTCTTCTGCGAGCTTCTCAATGGTCATCTCGTTGGTTTCGCGGATTTCCCGAAGGCGATTTGGTAAAGTTTTGTCCATATGGCAAAATTCGGCTATTTTTTGGCTGTTGACCATGGCCAAATAGGCAAAATTGTACTTGACCTTAGTTTGCCTATTTGGCAAGTTACGCAGCATGACAACGCTCCAATCATATCTGGAAGTTCAGAATTTATCGCTTTCAGCGTTTGCTCGCAGCATCGGTAGGTCTGCGAGCACGTTGACGAGGGCATTATATGGACAAAGAGCGCCCAGCTTTAGTTTGGCTCTCGATGTAGAACGGGGAACAAGTTTTAACGTCTCAGCAGAAGAGTTTCTGAGTACCTGCATGATGGCGCATCGTTGCCTATTCTATCCTGAACATGAAGAAGTCGTGTCTGTATCCCCTGCCAGTTCCTCGGTGGGTGATAATGCCGGAGCGTCTGTTACGCCCCCCGCCCAAAATGGCGCTCCGGCAGAAGTTTCGAGTTCGCATGCCATCAAGGGCGCTTGCGAAACAGGGGCGCAGCCGCAGGCCGAAATTGCTCTGCGTCCCGCCAATCATTTCAATTCGCCTGAAGCCCTCCCTTCGGGTGGATCCGGGGCGCGGTTTGCTAACATTGGCTGCGCCCCGGTAGCCCTTTCGGATGAGGTGGCTAGATGATTTGGCGAGGTTGCGATCCATGATTTCAATTTCCTGATGGCGTTCTAACGGCGTGAAACTCTCAAATTTGTGACCCTCCCACTATGGGAAAATTTAGCGGCTTTTCCCGCCACGGGATCGCTTTGCTTTTTTTGGAGCATCCAATGTCTGTTTATTCCGGAGATACGTGGTTTTACCGCCTTAAGGGAGCGCAACGCACTTTGATCGCTCGATGCGGTGGTATCGAGCAGGCTGCGCTGATTGCGTCGTACGGGAAAACGACTGTAGGGCGTTGGAATGTGCAGACCGCACCTGAAATGATGACGCTACCGGCGCTCATTTTGCTTGAGGCCTATTGCGGCGAGCCTGTTGTTTCCACTGTTGTCAGTGAAATCGTTTCGGATCTGATTAATAATTCGCAGTCGCCAGAAATGCCGAAATTTTCAGGTATGGAACTGGTTGCGCAATTCGGCGCTGCTTTCGCTGTACTTTTCAGCGAATGGGCAAGAGCGGCAGAAGATAGTTTTCTCACTCCTGCCGAAGCGGACAATCTGGACCCTCTGATTTCCGAGGCAAAGCAGAAGCTAGACGCATTGCAGCGCCTCATGGCGGAAGCCAAAGCCAAGGGCGGTCTACGCGTGGTGAGCAAGCCATGATTTCGGGCCGCGCTCTAAAATTTATCATCATGGATGAAGTGGATCAGCCGCAGCCTATGCGCTGGCGGCATCCGTTTTCGCGCTTTGGCTGCGATCGTTCGCTGCATCTCGTTTCCCGCTTTCCAGGACAGGCTGACCGCATTGCGCGCCGTTCTGTTGAGGCGGGTTCACCTCTTACCAAAAAGCAAACACCCACAGTCTTAGGAGGACTTCAATGAGCCGGGTTATGCGTTCGTTCCGGGAAATGCTCGGACTGCTTTCGCGTGGTGATTTCACGCGCAAGCTTGATGATGAAATGGCGCTTGCAATCGAGGCACTGGAAAACATGCCCGGTGACAAGGGCAAGGCCACGATGACCGTGACCATCGATTTTAACTATGAGCTGGGCCGCATCGACATTGATCCAAAGGTCAAGGTCAAGCTGCCTGACACTGCCAAGTTCATGAAAACACCGTTCTGGTCTTTGGACGGTGCACTGAGCATCGAGCATCCAAGCCAAGTTGACATGTTCCTTCGTGACGCCGGGCCAACGCCAAGCGCCGCCGCTGAAGGCTGATCTTTTTTAACCGGAGAGTAAAACCATGGAAGATACGAAATCCATTGTCGGCCTCAATGCCGCAATTCTCACACTAACCGGACTGGCGAATAAGGCCAGTGATCCGGAAATCGTCAGCGTTTCCACGAAAGGCTTGGCCAAGGGTCTAGCCGACGAAGTGCCGATGGCGTTTGATCGCAACAATCAGAAGTTTGCTTCTGTCAAAACCCTGCTTGAAGAGCATCGCATTGCGCCAGAACGCCGCCGCGGTACTGCAAATACCGATGTGCTGGCAAGCTTTATTGATCTTACAAACCGTCACAAGGATGATGGCTCGGTCATCTTTGGTAAGGCCAGCTGGCCTAATCCAAAACTCACTTCGATCATTGATTATCATGATCTCGATAATGAACCGCGCTTTGGTGAGCACCGCGTTGAATACGCATTTCCGGTCACGGAAGAATTCACTGCGTGGGTAAAGCATAACGCGCAGCCGATGGAACAGGCAGAGTTTGCTCTGTTCCTCGAAGAGCATTCGGTTGAATTGTGCGCGCCGACCGATGGTGAACGCACTGAGTGCGAACGCCTTTTCAATGAAAAGATGGCCACGCCGTCTGAGCTGGTCATGTTGGCACGCCATCTGGAAGTGTTTGTCAGCGCCACGGTGAAGCAAGGCACGCGCTTGCAGACTGGTGAACGCACTGTCGAGTTCAAGGAAGAGCATCAGAACGCCAAGGGTGAGCCGGTTGTGATTCCGGGCATCTTCATGATTTCGGTCCCGGCTTTTGTCGATGGTGACAAAGTCCGCATTCCAGCGCGCCTGCGTTACCGCATCAAAGGCGGCGATATCGTCTGGTTCTATCAGCTTTATCGTTGGGAAAACGTGCTGCGTGAACAGGTCCAGCGTGATCTTGCCGAAGCTGCCGCAAAAACTGGCCTTCCATTCTTCGAAGGCTCGGCAGAACGCTAATGTTTTACGCTTCCTCACGCCGCACAGAAAGCAATCCGATCACTGCCGCAGCTATGCGCGCGCAGCGTTTGCGCGAGGAAGCACGCAAAGCTCCGGTGGTGCCAAAACTGGCACCCCCGGTTGAGGTCGCGCCAGTCGTCAATGCTGAGGCAGCTTCTCCTGAGAAAATGGCACCTAAGAAGGTTCTCAATGCCATTTCCGATGAAGTGATCCTTCATCGGGTCAATCGGAAATGGGTTCGATTTTCTGGTGAGGTGGCGAATGCCAATGTTTTGCCGGTGGCTGATCTCTATCGGCCTGATCTTAACACGATTATTCGCCGGATATGCCGCGCCCTTCGTGTGTCGCAGCGCGACGTCCTGTCACGATCCCGCCGCTACGATCTGATTTTGGCGCGGCAGGCGATTTACTATTGGGCGTTTCGCCTCACGCCGCTCGGCTGCACCGAAATTGGTTTGAAGCTCGGCGGTCGCGATCATTCCACAATCATCTATGGCGTCAGCCATTATCGCGAAAAGCGTCAACATGCCGGGCGTTTCCTACGTCCAGTCAGGCGCAAGCGATGAGCAGCCGCCTAACGCCCCGCGAAGCCATTCTGATAATTCTCATTGCTCTGCTCGCTGAAACGCCGGTCGCAGCTTTCCTTATTTACATCATCTGGTTTGCGGGAAGGCCCTGATATGCGTGAATACGATCCGGCTGACGATTCCAAAAAATGCTATGATCTTGCAGTCCAAGTGAAGCGCGAGCGCAGCGATACGCATTGGCCGCAACGCGATCCATATGAGCGTAAGGTCGTCATCGGCAATTGCACGCTCTATCTCGGTGACTGCAACGCCATTGTTCCCACGCTCGGAATGATCGATGCGCTTGTATCAGATCCGCCATATGATTTTGAAACATCGGGCGGTGGCAAGTTTCGCTCACAACGCCCGAACATGGATCAAATTGCTGCGGTTGGTCTTGATCAAGGCTTTGATCATAGCGTGTTTACCAGCAAGCAATTCGGCTCTGTCGTGTTCTTCGCACACAATGATCAGTGGGCCGATCTGCTGCCATATCTCGCCTCGCAGTATGATCGTTATGCAATCATCCCATGGGTGAAGCCGAATGCGATGCCAGTGGCAAATAAGCATTATCGGCCTGATATCGAGATCTACGTTCATGCCTGGAGTAGTGGGTTCCATCCGGTCGGCGATCTGCAGCAGAAAAAGCGCTTCATCATCGCCAAGAATGGCCAGGACAGCGATGTTGCTCATCCCACGGTTAAGCCGCAGACCGTCATGTCAAAAATCATCTGCAACGTTGCAGGGCAGGTGGTGCTTGATCCGTTTATGGGTAGTGGTTCGACAGGTGTTGCTTGCGTAAACGCTGGCCGCTCTTTCATCGGCATTGAGCGTCATGAGCCTTATTTTGAGATCGCATGTGAGCGGATCCGCAAGGCTCATGCACAGTCTGACATGCTGGTTTCCGCGCCGCCGCTATCAGTGCCTGCAAAGCAGGAGGGCTTTCTGTGATCGCAAGCGCGAACCTTATCGGCGGTATGAACGATAATATTCTGCCAATTTTGCAGTCTATGACTGGTGCTGCAAATGACGCTGACCGCGCATTGGTACTGCTCGTTTGCCCTATCCGCATCATGATCCAGTATCAGCCATTCTTGGAGCGTTCATGCTCTGAGCGTGGCTTCGAAGCTGGATCCGAATATCTCACGTGCTTTTACGCTGCCATGAACCAGACGCGCCGCAATGGTGAGCTGGTCAATCTGGCGCTCGATCAAGCACGCCAAACGCTTCTTCTACTTACACAAAATACCGGGGGTGACGCATGAGCGACATGCTTATTCGCCAGTCTGTCAGCGTGCGCGATGCAACCAGACCCACTGGTCGGCGCATCATGCAGGGATATGTCAGCAATGGACTGGCTGTCGTTGCGCATGAAATCGTTGACGAACTGAAAACTGATCAAGCGATAGCGCGCTGGATTGACGGCGGTCGCAGGGGCGAGCGTCCCGGCGAACAGGTCAATGCTGGCTTTATTCTCGTCCATGAAAACAGCGGCTATGTGCTGACACCTGTAGGCTGGCTGTTGCCAAGCCGCGATGCGGCGGCAACTTGCGTTCGCCGCCTTGTGAACCGATTTGGCAATCTGTTTGAGGGCGGCGTCAATAGCATCCAGTCGCTTTCGAGTGCAGTCTGTCAGGCGCAGCGTGACGCGGGCGCTTTGACCGGCAAACATCATCATCTTCGCCAGATGGATGCCCTTTTTGATGAGGCCGAATATCAGCGCAAGCTTGCCGAATTGCGCGCCATTAAGCAGCCCGTGCACGATGGCGTGTCTCCGTATCAGGAGGCAGCGGAATGAAGGAAGAGGCAACAATCCGCCGTGGCGCCCGAAACGCGCGTTATGCGGCGATTCCTAATCATGTGTTCGAAGAGGTGCGTCTCTCAATGGAGGCCCGCTGGCTTCTCGGCTATCTGTTGTCAAAGCCGGACAATTGGACCGTTGTGCTCCGTGACATCATCAATAAGGGGAATTGCGGTCGCGACAAAGCGCGCCGAATGGTTGCTGAGCTGGTTGAGCTTGGTTATGCGCAAAAAGAGCAGGCGAGGGACGGCGGACGTTTTAGCGCCTTGTCACTTGTCATCTATGATGAGCCGTTTGTAGCCGAAGTGACTGAAAGTGTTGCATCTTTACCGCAGACTGAAAAACCGTCGACGGTAAATCCGTCAACGGAAAAACCGGCGCCGGTAAATCACCCCCTAGTAATAACTGATAATCTAGAAAATACAGATAATAGATCTGAGAGAGGCGCGAGCGCGAATGATCAGGAAGATCGAAAGAAAATAGAGAAGACTTACTGGAAGCTGGTTCGGTCGTGGCCAAAGCTCGATGGGACACCGCAGGCCAAGTGGTTTGATTCATGGCTCGCTCTGACGCCGGAAGAGCGCATTCTTGCCGCTGAAAAGCGCGATGCGTGGGTCGAGTTACTCCGTTCCAATGGCCGCGATCATATCCACGTTCCCGGTACTTACTTCGATAACAAGCTCTGGGAGCAAGTGCCAGACGCTCCGACTGTATCAACAGATCAACCAGCTCGCCTTGAAGCCAAGCCGTTCGGGAAGCTGTTTGGTATCGAAGTCTATCGGAATTTCTTGACGGTCTCGCCGGGCATGATTTCTGCGCCTACGGCTTTTGAGCGCAATCAGATCGAACGTGGTGAGCGAACCGAAGGCGAAATCTATCGCGAAAAGCTTGTGAAACAAGGCTGGACCGATGTCGAGGGCATGTTCGAGCGTGCTGCGACTGGTCGTTCTGTCGTGGTCTCTGGTCGCTTGGCTTCTCTTTCAGATCGAATGGAATCCGTCAGCGTCGGCAGTGATCGATGGATCGCATGGAAGGCTTACCACGAAGAGCGTGGCTGGCGTTGGTATCCATCACCTGACTGGCTGAAATGGGTTTGTTTCCCATCAGGTGGTCCAGATGGAATGAAAGAATTTGAAACAGCTTTGAGGGGAATTGGTGATGATGATGGTCGATAAAAAGCAGTTTGATATTTCGACGGTCACTGACCTGACGCCATACATCGAAGCAAGCAATAAAGCTGCTCAATTGGAGAAACGAAACGTGCAAGCATTGATGAACGCAGCGAGTGGGCCAGATGAGCAAAAGCGTTGGTTTGTGGTTCGAACTGCGAACCGCACTGAAAAAGATGTTTATAGCGCTATTAAAAAATACGGAATTGAAGCTTGGTTTCCGATGCGAAAGGTATTCCAAAAGAGACGTTTTAACCGTCCACGCGTGCAAAAAGATGTGGCTGCATTTGGCGGTTATCTCTTCGTAAGAGTGATCCCATCCCCGGAAAACTGGCACGCTTTACGCCTTGTTGAAGGCGTTGTTAGTGTCCTTTGCGGCTCACATGGGCCGCTGTCTATCAATGAAGAAAGTCTAAGTTATATCAGAGGGATAATTAAGTCTGGTAAACTAGACGATAAACTCGGAAATGCGAACTGGAAAGCCGGAGACACAATAACATTCGCTCTGTCTGACCAAATGAAATTCGAGGGTATCGTTGATGGCTATGTTGGCAAGCGAGCGCTTCGTGTTCTCTGGTCGCTGTTCGGTCATCAACAAGTCACAGAAGTGCCACTTGATAAAATAACGAATCAGAGTTAGCCATTAGGAACAGGACGACCGTGGACTGTGAGGCATTGCCTCCGACACCTTGGACAGCCATTTGGCGGAGACCAGCACGGACCCTGACCTAACAGCCCACTGAGGGTGTCGCTTTAGGTCCAGAGCGTGAGCTATGCCTGAAATTTATCAATCACTTTGAGCGCCCGATGTGGCGCTCATTCATTAGATGCTTTCCGCATGTTGTATGACACGCGCAATATCAGTCGGATTTTCGATGCCGCTATCGTAGACCATATAGATCCGCTTAGCCAATTTATGCGCTTCGGTTTCCGTTAATGACGACCTGCCGAGAAGCTTGCAAGTCTCACGATATGCGCTTTGTAACGCCTGAAGCTGTTTAGGATTATATGTTCCTAAAAATAAATCCGTACGGAAAGGCATACTGTTCTCAGGTTACTTCGGGATGAGCTTGCTAATTTCAAAACTTCGCCGTGCGATTACGTTGGGATCTCGTTCACCGTTTTCAAATGATCGGATGATGAGCCGAGCAAGTTTCTGTAACTCTTGATCTGTGGCAGAAGAATGACCTAACTGCGCACGGCAAAGATTGAATGCTTTTTGTAGAATTTCGACGTCTTCAGGTGAAAAAGCACCATAAGAGCCTTGTGAGCTAAAAGGCATGACCATTACTCCCCGCAGTCGAAGTTCATTGAACTTCTGCGGAAGAGAAAAAGCAATACCCTAAGCCACAATCCTCATTCAATCCGCTGGCTCTCTCGATGGCAGCAGCACAGCGCAGCCTGATCACTGGTTAATCAGTGTCTGTCGCTTCTGCCAATAGCGGTTTCTGAGGCGTGGAGCCAAAAACCACGAAATACCCGGACCGAGAACGATACTTGCGCCCACTGAGACCGGCAGCCAAAACTTTGCATTCTCAGCAAGCGATGGCACTGAAAGCACGGTAATTGCGCCTATACCAAAGATAACAGCGTTTACCATCATGCTAAGTAGAGCGGCGATCTGAAAGCGTGTTGACATTTTGACGTCCTCCTTAAGATAAAACGTCAATATCTGAGACAAGTTCCGTGCAGAAACTTTAGCTGAAATTCACCAATCACTTTGAGCGCCCTATGTGGCGCTCTTTCCATATGTATAATGGGTTGACGTGAGCCAACGTATCGAGCGCGAGCGTGATGCATCTGCACCATGGCGCAAGTGGTATAAGACCGCTCGCTGGCAGAAGCTACGCGAGGATGTTCTCAAGCGAGACCTGTTCACCTGTCAGCAAACCGGTATCTTGCTCATCGGAAAGTATCCTGCGCCAAACAGCGCGGTTGTCGATCACATCAAAGAGCATCGCGGTAATGACGAACTCTTCTGGGATCCGAGCAACCTTCAGGCTTTGAGCAAAGCTTACCACGACAACGAAAAGCAGAAGCAAGAGCAGGCCAGCCTGCATCATCGTGGCGTTTGGGACTGAGTCTATAAGGGTAACGACCATGCAGATTGGAATGATAGAAGGCGTGACGCGCATCATCGGCAAGAGCCAAGGTTACCTCGGTCTGCCAATCCGTGACGAGATGGTTAAATGCACCGTGAATGGTGAGGGAACGCCAGCGATGGTCACAGCATGGACGCCAACGCCCGATGAGTTGGCTCGTCTAGTAGCAGGCGCTTCGGTGCATCTTCGAGTTCTCGGCACTGCACACCCTCCAGTGATGGTCGGAGTCGGAGAGCCGCCGAAGGAATGAAAGCCAAGGTCGAAGATCGGCACCCCTCTATCGACATTCCGTGAAACATCAATCGTGAAACATTCCGACCCGTCGATATGTGGCGAAAATGTTACGATTTGAAGCATGTGACCATAATGCAACATTGGGGAGGGGGCGGGTCGAAAGTCAAAAAGGGGTCTCGACCCTAGACCCGCGTCCCCCTCACGCAGAGGTTTTTTTCCTGAGATGAGTGATTTTTCCGGCAAGTCGGGCGATGATCAGCCAGACACCGACCTCTTTGGGGCGCCTGTGGGGCAGATCAAAGAAAGGTGGGGCCGTCCATCATTCGCAAAAAGCAAAGAAAACCAAGAGCTTGTGGCTCTGCTGAAAGCTGCCAACTGGTCTATTTCTAGAATTTCTCGTCATCTCGGATGCGATGAAAAGACCTTGCGGAAACATTTTTCCCGTGAGCTCGAACAGGGTGCAGATCTGATTGAAGCAATGGCGTTACAGGTAACTTTGAAAAAGATGCGGCAGGGCAACTCTGTTGCGACAGGCCGCATTCTTGACCTGGCTGAAAAAGCGAATTTGACCGTGCCACCTCGTAAGGAAAAGCCGACTACTCCGGATGAAAAGCTCGGCAAAAAAGAGCAGGCAATCCTTGATGCTCGAACCGCCCATGAAGAGGGCGAATGGGGAAGCGTCCTACAATGACAAAAACTCTTGATGAGCTTCGTTCATCCGGTGCGCGCTGGGACTTTGCTTGTCCGGATTGGTTTGAACGCCTTCAAGCGGGTAAATCTCCAATACCTGATCTGCCACTGGATAAGGATCGGGCGGATCGTGGCGAACGAATTTTCAGCAAACTGCGACTGCCTGATGTTGATGATAAGCCGCTGCTGCGTGATGCGTGCGGGCAGTGGTTCAAAGATATTGTCCGGGTGGTTTCCGGTTCGGTCGATGACGATAACGTCAGGCATGTGTCTGAGATTTTTGCACTGGTAGGCAAGAAGAACTCCAAGACCACTTATTCAGGTGGCATGATCCTCACGCTGCTCTTGTCCAACAAGACGCCACGCGCAGAGATACTTTTCGTCGGACCGACTCAAGAAATTGCTGATACGGCATTTCAGTCGGCAGTTGGCATGATCGAGGAGGATGAAGAAGGATATCTCCAGAAGCGTTTTCACGTCATGGAGCACAAAAAGACGATCCGCGACCGGGTGACGACAGGGTCTAAGCCTGTCATCGTACTTATCGACGAGTTGCACATTATGGGGTCTATCCATTACGCCAGTCGCGTTATTCGTCAGATCCGTGGCGCTCTAGTACGTCGCAAAGATAGCCTACTTATTATCATTTCCACTCAGAGCGATGAACCGCCAGCCGGTGCGTTTAAGACAGAGCTTGAATATGCACGTGGCGTTCGCGACGGTAAAATCACCGGCAACGTTCGCATGCTGCCTATCCTCTATGAGTTTCCTGTTAAATGGCAACTCGATGAGGAGAAGCCTTGGGCTGATCCGCGCAACTGGCACATGGTCATGCCAAACCTTGGATTGTCTCTCGATCTCGACACGATGATCGCCGACTTTGAGGCCGAGCAGCACAAGGGTTTAGAATCCGAAATCATCTGGGCTTCGCAGCATCTTAATATCCAAGTCGGTATGGCCTTGCATGGCGACAGGTGGGGTGGCGCTGAATACTGGTTGAATGCTGCGCGTCCAACCGTGACACTCGAATACATTCTT